ACTATCATATTATTTATAAACCCAAAACAAGTTCCTCCTATAATATCTTTGTCGTAATCTGCCAAGTTCAAGAGATTTTCCGTTGGAACGCAATCCCCGTCTATCATCAAAAGATAATCAAAATCAGTTTCCAAGAACCTCTTACAAATAAGGTTTCTGTTGTATGAAATCGGCTTTTTTGCCGGATAATTTACGGCTATTCTGTATTTTCTCTGCTTTTCAATGTTGAAAATCAGGTTTGTCAACTCGGTTCTTATGCTCCCCTGATTCAAAATCGCTATAAAAATCTTCTTATTTTTTGCCATAAAATTGTTTTATTAGCTTAATTACGAAATCCTTTTCTTTATTTGTCAAATCAGACCCTGACGGCAGATACATCGCAATTTTAGATAATTCCTCCGCCACGGGATAATTTCCTTTTTGTTTATAAGGCGGTTGCTGATGGCAGGGTATAAAGCCCGTTCTTGTTTCCACCCCGTTCTTTTCAAGATAATCCATAAGTTCATTCATTTTTGGAGTTTTAATAAGATATACCCAATGGACGCCGCTGTCTGGCGGAGTTTCCACTATCCCCTTTAATCGTTTCGTGTAATACTTGGCATTCGCTATTCTTTTGCCTATCAGTTCGTCCCACCTGTTCAGCTGTGCCAGCCCGTAAGCCGCCTGTAAAGAACTCATCCTCAAATTCCAGCCGATTTTCTTGTGCCAGTAATGTCCCGCTTTCGGGAAATAGAAAGCCCTTAAATCCTGTGCCTCTTTCGCCCATTGTTCGTTATCGGTTGTTATCGCCCCGCCTTCGCCTGTTGTGATTATTTTGTTGGCGTAAAAGCTGAAACAACCTATATCCCCTATTGAACCGACAACCTTGCCCTTATATTTAGCCCCGTGTGCCTCTGCGGCGTCTTCCACCACATACAGCCCGTATTTATCGGCAATATCCATTATTGTATCCATTTCACAGGGTTTCCCGTATAAATGAACTGGGATTATTGCTTTGGTTTTGGGCGTAATCGCCTGTTCTATCAGGTTCTCGTCTATGTTGCAGTTATCCCTTCTTGAATCCACGAATACTGGCTTTGCCCCGCATTGAGCCACAGCGTTGGCGGTTGCTATCATCGTAAATGTCGGCACTATCACTTCGTCCCCTTCTTTTATTCCCAGCGTTTTTAGGGCTACAAACAAAGCAGATGTTCCAGAATTGACCGCCACCGCATAACTTGTCCCTATTTTAACGGCAAACTTATTTTCAAACACTTTAACGAACGGAGCGGTTGAAGAAATCATATTCTGCTTTACCGCCGCTGTAACCATCTCAATTTCAGCTTCTGTTGTGCTTGGTTCGCATACTTTTATGTTCATAATTTTAAATCTTGTTCCAGCATAATTTTTACTAAGTCCTTGAACTTTGTTTTCGGCGTCCAGCCGAGTATCCTTTTCGCTTTTGAATAATCTCCATACAAGCATTTAGTTTCAGATGGTCTGATATATGCCTTGTCTATCACTACATAATCCTGCCATTTCATTTTTACTATCTTAAACGCTTCTTCCAGAAACTCCTTGATTGAATGCGTTTCCCCCGTGGCGATAACATAATCGTCTGGCTTATCCTGTTGTAGCATAAGCCACATCGCTTCGGTGTAATCTGGCGAATAGCCCCAATCTCTCTTTGCCTCTATATTGCCGAGATATATCTTATCCTGTCTGCCCTTGACAATATCCGATATTCCTATTGTTATTTTTCTGGTTACAAAGTTCTTTCCCCGCCTTTCGCTTTCGTGGTTGAAAAGTATCCCGCAACAGATAAACATCCCATACGCCTTCCTATAAATCTGGCATATTTTATGGGCAAACAATTTGGATACGGCATAGGGGCTTTGGGGGTCAAGTTTCGTGTTCTCGTTCTGGGCTTCTTTTTCCTCCCCCGAAAACATTTCAGAGGTTGACGCCTGATATATTTTCGGATTTAGTCCTGTCATTCTCACCGCCTCTAACAAGTTTAACACTCCAACCCCTGTCGCCTGTGCCGTATAGCAGGGTATTTTCCACGATATTCCAACGTGGGACATAGCCCCTAAATTGTAAATCTCGTCTGGCTTCACTATTCTTAATATCCTTACCAAGCTTGAAAAGTCGGTCAAATCCCCGTAATGAAGTTCCAGTTCTCCTATATGGTCTATATTTTGGCGGTCAAACACGGCTGAACGCTGGACTATTCCGTGAACATTGTAGCCCTTTGCTACAAGCTGTTCGGCAAGATAACTCCCGTCCTGCCCGTTAACTCCCGTGATTAAAGCTGTTTTAGGCATTGTATTATTTTATTTTTATTATTCTCCCAGCTTATTTTTTCCGCTATTTCGTCTGCCTTTCTGCTGTCGTTCGCAATATCCTTGTTCGCCCACTCGTCTATCTTGTCTGCCAACACTTGCGGGTCTATCAGAGCCATATCTATTTCCCTGTTAAGAGAAGATGTTTTTATTCTCTTGTTTCCGCTTGGCTCAAAAAACCATTCTTTCGGCAGTATCTTGTTAAACGGGTAAAGGTTGGTTGAAAGAACTGGCATACCGCAGGATAACGCTTCCCAAGTGGGCAGGGATAAAGCCCCGAACAATCTCGGGAACAATAAAACATCTCCCTCTTCAAACAAATCAGTTCTCTTTTTTATATCCCCCAATCTAACCTCAACTCTCTCGTCGTCTATCTCTGGTATGGGAACTTGGGAGTGGATTAAAAACTTGATGTCCGACTTAACCAATTTTATCGCCTCTAAAAGTGGCATTAACCCGTTTCTGCCGAAAGTTCCCCCGTGTCCGTTGTTGAACACAAATGTTTCTGCCTTTTCCCTTAACCTGAACTTAAACAATTTTCTGTCAACTGGGTTTTGTATATATTCCGATTTCGTGGGGTAGAACTTGTAAATATCCTTTTCCATCAATGACGGGCATAAATACAGGTCTGGCTCTATCGGCGGCTTCTCCTCTGTCCACTCATACATAGGTATAAGAACCGATTTAATTCCCCTCTCCTTCGCCATTGAAAATATGTTCCAGTTGTAAGGGGTTTCAAAAGCGATAACCACATCAATATCTTTCAAAAACAAATCCATTTCCTCAATAGTCGGATAATTCTGGCATATAATCTGCTCTGGGTATCTTGACACATCTTGATATGGGCTTTCTGACATTATGGTAAGGCACTTCGTAATCTCGTGGATATTTTTCCAGTAATCGTAAGTCATATTGGCAAGTCCGCCATTGTCAATTCTTGCTATAATCCCTATTCTTAATTTATTTTTCATATATGTATTTTTATTTTACAAATTTTATCTATTATCTTTGTGCTTGAATAATTTTTCGGCAGTTTGATGTTTATTTTTTTCAGCTTGTATTTTTTTATTGCTTCCAATTCCTCTTTTTCCCAGCCGTCTCCCGAAGCAATCCCGTCTGGCTTGTATTTTTTGACAACCTCTGACGGGTTCAAGCTGTTCTGCGGAACTACTTTTACTCCACCTATCCCTTTTGCTACCGCTTTAAGTATCTCATACCTGTCCCTGAACGGAACTGAACACCTCTTATATCCCCTCAAAGCCCTTCTGGTCAGCAAACCGACTATTATTTGATGTTTATGTCGTCTCAACCACTTTAAACACTTTATATGCCCTGCTGTGATTATTTCGCAGGTTGCCGGCATTAAAATAAGCATAGAAGTTTGTCGGCTGTCCCCCGCAGGAGGCATAACAGCCGTTGTTTATTATTATTATTTTAAGGTTCTTCGGCTTGTATTTAAGTATCGTTGATATGCTTCCCATTTTCATAAGAAACGCCCCGTCCCCTATAACCACGATTACCTTTTTTCTGGTGTTCAACGCTATACCAAGCCCCACTCCCATAACACAGCCCATTGCCCCCTTGACTAAAATCTTGTTCTTATGTTTAATCTGCTCTAAATCCTTTGATATTGTTCCCAGCGAACCAACGATAATCGCATTCTTATTTTTTCGTGATAATCTTAAAAGATATTCTTTTTGGGTCATATTTTAGGTCATATTTTAGAAGTTTTATCAACGATTTCAGCATTCTTGTCATTTCCCTGTGCTGTGGCTCTTTCCTGCCCGTGCTTATTACCAAGTTCATTTTTATCTTTTCTGGTATCACCCACGAAGTCAATGGGTTCAAGGCATTACAGAACCCGTCGGCACTCATAAATACTTTTGCCCGTTTTCCCGTGGCTAAGTAATAACCACCTGCTATTCCTATTGCCTCGCCCTCGTCAGCTGGTTTTATGTAATCTTTCTTGCCGAGCCATTTTATTAAAACTTTATCTGGTATGCCTGTAATCATCAATGTCCGCAGATGTCAAAGATTTCCTGAACGGAAGCCAATTCTACTTCTTCCCCCGCAAGAAACTTTTTCATTGCCGTTAAACTTGCTCTTAAAAGGTGATTTGCCGTAATCACAATATCAAACGGGTGTTTCTCTGGCAGTTTGTATGTTGTCGGCACTGCTATCAGCGTCAGTTTTGGATATCTCTTTCTTAACTCATCAGCCACTTCCATAACTTCCGTGCTGTCCACTTTTTGTTTTGAATGAACCATTATTCCGTCAGCCCCAGCTTCAATATACGCCTCCGCCCTTAAAATCGCCTCGTATTTCGACCTTTTGGCTATCAAGCTCTCCAATCTGGCAAATACTTTCATTTTCCCGCAACTTGTTTTGGCTACCCTTATCTTGTCGCAGAATACATCAACATCTTCCAACTGCTGTTTTGCGTTCTCTAAAAGGGAGTTCTGTTTGGGATATTTTTTGTCCTCCATTATCACGGCATAAGCACCCGCTTCGGAGAACCACCTTATCAGATAAGGCAGATGTTCAATACTTTCGCCTGTGTCTATATCAACTATTATCGGCTTTTTTGTGATGTGCCTGACTTCTGCCACGAAATCAACTCTCTCTTTCAACGGCACTAATTCATTGTCTGGAAGCCCGTGAATAGCGGCGTGGGTAAGCGAGCTGACCCATACCCCCGTATAATCTGATTTGTCAGCCAACAACGCACTTAATCCTGAATGAACCTCTATGACCCTCATATCTTAAACGCTTTTTTAATTGAATCGCATAATACTTTTCCGACCGCCTCCCCGTGAGGCATACCCTTTAATGTCAAGGGATATGAAGCAGGGTGAGTAAGATTTGTTGGGTGCTTCTCTATAAGTTTCCCCATAAATATACCAGCTTCAACCACTTCGTTGTCCGAGCAGACATTCAGGTAATCAACCAAGTGTCCTATCATATCAAGGCAGGTGTTCCTTCTGTCTTTTTTTGATAATTTAATTTTAAATGGCGGGATTATTGTCAACGGCTTGTCCGTCTTTACATTTTTCTTTTTCTTTCCCCAGACGACAGCGTGGGTTGTTTCAGACGCACCACAGCCAGTTGTCGGAATCGCTATACAATACTTCTTGTGCTTCTTGGCGTATATTTTCGCCTTATCCATAATCGCACCGCCACCTATCACAATAACAAACTTGTCTATATTTTTTTTGTTTATCTTATTTGTAAAAATCTTCATATTAGATATTTTTTATATTTTTTATTTGACTCGACATTTGGACATTTGTGTAAATCGTATTCTTCCCCTTTTTTGAATGGTCTCCGCCAGTCCTCCCCGTAATGTAGAATAAGATACTCCTCTATCTTTTCTGGCATTTTGAACTTTACCCCCTTTATTTCCAAATCTGTCAAGTTATCGTAGTATTCCTTTTTGAACACCATCACCTTTTCCCATTGGGATATTGGCAGAATATACTTTCCCTCGCACTCCCAGAAAAAAGCAATGTCAATCCAGAGGTCGTCCCTGTAAATCTTGTATCCAGCTAAATACCGCCCGTTTCCTATATCAACCCTTGTTATCACTTTTCCTATTTTTGAAAGTTCCGGCGCTATCTCTATTACCTTATCCTGATATTTTCTCTTAATCCCCAAATCTATGTCTGGGTCTGTTTCAAGAAAATCCCCCTGCCTGTAAAATCCAAGCAGTGTCCCGAAATCTATCCAGAAAGGTATTTCCGCCTTATCCAGAACCGATTTTACTTCTAAAAGAAACTTCCATCTGTTTTTCAATGTCATAAAATTTTTTCTAATCTTCTTATTACCCTTTCCGCCATTTTGTCTGGCAGAAACCTGTCCTCTACAATTTTGTAGCACTTCTCTATTCTTCCCTGTATTTTCTTGCCTTTGTAGTTTTCCCACAGGTATTTTATCTTTGCCTTGAAATCCTCGTAATCGTCTGTCTTGTAATAGGTTGTGTTATTCCCCCACATTTCACGGCAACCTTTGTTGTCTGGCGATAAAAACGCTTTCTTACAATAACTTGCCTCTGCTACCGGAATACACACTCCTTCTTCTCTGCTGGCGGAAACATAGAACGAGCAATTTTTAAGGGTGTTGATGTAATCCTGCCTGTCGTTATCTTCTGGGTGATACGCTTTGTATGGTATCCCCAACTCCTCTGACGCTTTCATAAACCAGTCAAATCTCTTATTCGGGTCTCGCCTTGAACCGAACATAATATATCCGTAGTCCTTTTTCTCGCCCTTCCACTCCCACGGCATTATGAATATGTAGAGGGGAAATTCGCTCTTAATCCCTATCGCTTTTTTAGTTCTTTCAGCTGTATCCATATCGCCCGACCAGACATCTTTCGCTTCTTTCAGCAGTTGAATAAATATAGGATAAGTTCCCTTATCTTTCGGCACATAATCATACCAGTCCCAGTTGTTTACAACTAACGGAATATGCGGATATTTCCTGTGTAATCTCATAGTAAACTCCGACAATGTCCTTTCTATGGCGAATATGACATCGCAATCTGGCTCGCACCTGTTTAACAATACTTCGTGCCTTAATTTTATTAACTCTGGTATGAGATTGATACTCCAATCATTTTCGGGCGTAATAAATGCTATCTTAAAATTATTCTTCATAAGTTTTTGAAAGCCACATTTTTATTGAACTTGAACCCTTCTCTTTTATACATATAAATCCCAACCTTATTATCTTTGTCAGCCGTCAATCTAATTTTTTTACATTCCATTTTCCTACATAAACTTACTGCCTGCCTCAGCATAAATGTTCCCAGACCTTTTCCCCTGTATTCTGGGTGGACTACCATTCCAAACGAAGGTATCTCGTATCCCTCGTCCCAGCCCCTTAACATAAACATACCGATTATTTTCTCCCCGTTTATTTTCTCCCCTTCTTTGATAAAGCGGTAGATGTCTTTCTTTGCCGACAAAATGATGTCTATCGTTTCATCTGTAAAAGGAAACGGGTGAAAGAACCTGTCCCCCTTTATCGCCTTGAAAAACTCTTTTATTTCTTGTTTAAGCATATTTCCAACCTATCGCTAATTCGTTTGGCAAAATGTTCGGGGAAAAACATTCTGCACACTCTTTGGTATGCCCTTTCTGTTTTTTCTTTCACTTCTTTGCTGTCGTAATTCTCCCACAGCCATTTCATCATTCTCTTAAAGTCGCCGTAATCGTCTTTCTTAAAATACCAAATATCGTCTTCCCAAAAGAACTTCGCTCCGCCATTGTCGGATACCAATACTGGTTTGTGGCAGTATGACGCCTCTATGGTTGATGTTCCGCCACCAGATTCTTCTCTTGAAGCCAATACATTAAATCGGCAGTTTTTCATTGTCCTGATGTAGTCCTCTCTCGTATTCCCCATAGTTCCTGCGACAGCAGAGCCAGGCGGGTGGGTTGATTTGTATGGTATTCCAAGTTCCTCGGCACATTTTTCATACCAGTCAAATCTCTTATTCGGGTCGTCCCTTGACGATTGCAAGATATAACCCCAATCTTTTTTTTCGCCTTCCCATTCCCAAGGAAGACAAAAGTATTTGTAAAAGAACTTGCTCTTAACTCCCAAATCTTTCTCGCAATTCTCTCCTGTTTCGGGAGATACGCTCCATAATTCCAAACTTTCTTTTATCAATTTGTTAAATTCAATATAATTATTCGCTTCGCCAAACATTCCAGTTGACCTGAACTTTCCATTTTCATCTTTCAAATAATCATACCAGTCCCAGTTCCAGCAGATTAAGGGGATGTCGGGATATTTTGTCCTGAAATACCTCGCTGTCCTCCATTGATTTCTGTTTTCGCACAGGATTACATCGCAGTCCTTATCGCAATCGTTCACCAATACTTCGTGTCGGAGCTTTCTTAACTCCAATATGAAGTAATCCATATAATTGTGTGTTCCGCCTACATACGATATTCTCATATTTCCGCTATTATTATTGTTTCGTATTTTGTCCTGAACCTGTCAATTATCTTAAAATCGTTCCTGTAAAGCATTTTTTCAATAACTTTATGCGGATAAACTCTCATTATGTGCCTTTCGTGGAAAAACGGAAACCAGAAATCTATTTTGACTTCGTCCCCGTTCCACCTTTTTCTTGACAATCTTTTCAGTTTCCAGTTAAATTCCCAGCCCTTTTTTCTTACCTCGTAATTACAATAGGTAAATATAAGCTTTCCGCTCAATATCCCAGATATGTTTTCCAATACTTTATGCGGATTGTCCAAGAAGTTGAACACATTGAACATCATTATCGCATTGTCAAATATAATTCCTGTTTTGAAGTTTTCACCGCTTTCCCAAATTGTCTTCACTCCACGACTTCTCGATATTTCAGCCATTTCGATTTGCGGTTCAACATTCCAGCACTCAAATCCTTTTTTATTGAGTTCCTCCGCTATTTTTCCTGTTCCTCCTCCTATATCAATAACTTTTTTCCCTTCAAGATGTTCTAAAAGAAAGTCAATCTCTTTTTTTCTGTCGGGATATATTTTATCGTAATTTTTTGCGTTGAACACTTTTTTTATTTCTTTTTTTTATTTCTTTTAGCGAAACAATTCCTGCATAACTGGTATTCTATTTCTCCGTTAACAATACTTCTGAACTCTGCATCGTTCCCGCAATTGTCGCATTTTCCCATTCCGTTGTCTATCGAACTTATAGCATTCATTCTCCACCCTGATTTAGATGGTCTTCTCATTGTTCTCCTCAATACATCGCTCACTCCCCCGTGCCTTCTGTTGTATTTCAAGCCCCTTTTTAAATCTTGGTCTAAACCTCTAAGATGTTGGAGTTTCATATATAATTTTAAGCATTTCCTTTAACCTGTTTTTAAATGTTCCGATTTTAAGGCATCTTTTTTGACCTTGTTCCTGTATCGCCTTTCTTTCTTTTTCGTTTTCTAAAAAGTAATCAATCGTCATAACAAGCTCCTCTAATCCCTTGTATCCGGCAAAATGCTTTCCTTCCTCAAATTCCTCCCTCAACCCGTAAACGTCTGGGTGGACAAGAAATCCGCCCAGCCCAAGCGTAAGGTAAAATCTTGAAGACCAGTAGAACTCGTCAGTTGGAAAATCCGGCGCTACCACTATTTTTGCCGATACGCAGGCGTCAGCCAAATCCTGCCTGAACACATTGTCAAACACCTTGAACTTGTCCCCGTATTTCCTTTTAAGTATTCCGACAAATTCCTCTCTCTTGCCGTAAATGTTTCCCATAAAAGCAATGTCGCATTTGAACTCCTCTCTCACTTTTCCCTTGTAAATTGTTCCTATTCCCTCTTTAAGAGAATAAAGGTTTTTGTATTTGTGCCTTCTTCTCCAAGTGTCATCTACCAAGAACCCGTAATCTATGTATTCGGCGATAGTTTCTATCTCCATTTCCCTTTTGCCGAAAAGGTAAATAGGGTCGAAATACCACATCACTTTCTTACAGGTGATATGGTTCAGCATAAATATCCAATCTTCTAAACTTATGTATCTGCCAATTCCCGCTTTGTGAAAAAGCAACATATCCGCCTTTATGTCAAGCACTTTCTTGAAATCCTTTTCGTGGACTGGCACTACTTCGTGTCCTAACTCTTCGAGAGCGGATTTAATATCCTCCTCCACATAATTGGAGTTCTTGTTATTGAAGTTGGCTAAATATATTATTTTTAATTTTTTCATAGTTGCTTTCAATAATTGCTTCCAGTAGTCGCTTTCAGTAGTCGCTTCTAATAGTCGCTTCCAGACGCCATCGGGTATTGTTCGTCTGGTAAATACCCGATAAACGACCACCACAAGGTTAATGGTTAATACTATACCGCAGTCGTGCTTCGTAGCTTAACGCCCCAAGTTTTCTGAAGTATCGTGTCCCCATACATTACATCAGCAATAAGTTTTGTCCTCAAATGTTCGCCAGTTCTGGCTGAAAAATCGGGACCAAACATTGCAAATGCGATAGCTCCAGGGTGAACAATAGCATTGTTCAAACCTGAATTCGCTACATCGGGAACATTGCTTGTCAATGTAATTCCTACCCCATAAAGCATATCGTGGACTCCAAATGGAAGTGTTGCTCTTCCAAATTGGGATGCATCGTAGTATTTCTGAATACTCATTATGTCCTGCCAGTAGTTCTTAGGTCTAACAAAGATTCTACATTCTTCTTTCGGAACACTATTTGATTCCAAAATTCCGAATGCCGATTCTATGTTGGTCGAGTAAATGCCGTGAGAACTATCTCCGACGCTTGCCGACAAACTCCCAAGATTGGCGAGGATTGCGATTTCAGCGTTTCTTGCACATCTGTATCCAAGATAGCTTGCGTATTCGTCAATTATGCTCGGTCTTTTCATTATCTCTCTCCTTTCAAACTTCGAAATATAGAACGCAGCTCCTTTCCAAGCATCAACGGTCAAATTTGTCTTTGTGTCGCCCAAATTGACCGCTGTTACGTCACCTGATGTAACAGCAATGTCCGATACGGTAGAGTTCAATTCATCAAAATGAGGAATGTGAACTATATCCGCATTCATTACATCAGCCGAATAGTTCCTGAAAAAGTTAGCCGCATACAATTTCTGTCTGAAAAATCGTGTAACTCTGGGTGTCCATAATTCCAAATATGTTACTACCCTTTCGGGCGGGATAACCGCTTCGGATTATCCTCATACGGTTTCTATTCCCGTATGTTCAGACTGTTGCATCACCTTTCGGTGTCTTCTCACTCAGTCGTTCACGGTGGCTTTCGCCTTCCGCCTCGTTGGCATTTCAGCTTCCGAGTCAATCAGAGAAGATTTATCACGACCCAAATTTTATCTTAGGACGGAACACATCAAACTTGTCATCTGCTATGTATGCCATTTATTTATATCCCCGAACTTCTTCCCTTTCTCAATTCCTTGCCTGCTAATTTAGCAAACTCGTTTTTGTCCATCTTCTCTATATCATCAAGCGTTTTGCCTCCGATATTTGGAGATGGGGAAGAAGGTTCAGGTGTCTTTTTTTCACTCTCAACCTTTTCCCTCAATCCTTTGATGGCAGTTTTAACAAATTTATCCTTTGAGGACTGGATAATTTGGTCAGGAGTAGGAGTTAGAGTGTTGAACTTTCCTTTGGCGTAAGTAACAACAATATCTATTTCCTCCTCGCTGTGCTTCCCAAGAGCTTTTCCCAATCTTACGGCTTCCATAGGGTCGCCCGCATTTGATTTTGAAGCAGTTTCAAGTTTGGCAATCTTGTCTTTGAGTTTTTTGTTCTCTTCCTCAAAATGCTTTCTTGCCCCGTCAACCGCTCTGAACTCTTCGGAAGTCGGCTGCCTATCAATTGATTTTTCACCCTTTTCTGGGTCTGCGGATTCAGAGGTTTCCGCTTCCTCGTTGGTTTTTTTAGGAGTTTCCGTCTCCGTTTCTGTCTCCGTTTCTGTCTCCGTTTTTGTTTCCTCTTCCATAATTTTTGATTTTAATGTCTTTTCTGACAAATTGATTTATTTTTGTTTTAAGGAGTTTTCTCTCCCGACCTTGATGTTAAATACTTTATGTTAAATACTTTATGTTAAATCCCTGTAAAATAATTCGATTTCTTATCGCTCGCTAATTCTTTCAAAAAGCCCAGACCGAATTTGTATTCCTTTATGAAGTTTATTAAGTTTTCCCTCTTTTCTTCTGGGACTTCTAAAATCTCGTCTTTAAGTTCGTCAATCCTCTTTTCAAGAATGCTCTTAATCACTTCCTCGTTCTTCCTTATAAAGTTTATTTCGTATTTTGTCAGTTTATTCATATCTTTTTTCATCTTTTTTCATCTTTTTTTATAATGTCGCTTCGGCTGGAACCATAGCCGGACTGCTTATCGGGGTGGGAGAGGCAATGCTTCCTCCACGCTGAACTCTGGACATTCTTGCTTCATCAGGCAAAGATTTTACTTCTTCGTCAAACCAATCTTTCGGATTAAGCCCGAGAAGGTCAATCCTCTTGTAAAGCATTTTTCTTATTCTCGGGTCGTCAAGCACGCCAGGGTTTTGACCCAACATCATAATCATCGTGTCAATCGTCTGGGATATTCCAGCTATGTCAATCTGTTCGCCCGTAATTTGTATGTCTATCTTGTATTTTATATCGTCATAAAATCCCTTCGGAATAGTGAGATTTTCTTTTTTAAGCAATTCCGCTTGAATAGACCTTCTTATTCTCCATTGGTCGGGAGACAGATATTTGCTTTTGGCTCTCAACTGGTTCATTCTCTCGTTCAATTTCAAATTAAAGAACTTCTCGGAATTTTTATCCTCGCCCGACAGCAGGTTCTCCATAAGTATTTTATGCTCTTTTCTTTTCTGGTCGGCAAACTGCGGAAGAATCCAGTCCCATAAAATCTCCTTCACAAAACTGGCGAGTTCCTCTCTTTTCTGTTTGTAGAAAGCGGTTGCCTGTTGTGTCTGTAAAATGTTCGCACCAAGGGTAACTCCCTTTTGCGCCGCACCTCCGCCTACTGGCTCTGTCGTAAATGTCTTTTTAAGGGCGTTTTGCCCCCACCTTACCTCGTCCACCGCATAAGCGGACAAGTTTCTCTCCTCATTCACGACTGGCTCTATCGGAGAAGGATTTATCAATATCTCCCCGTTGTCAACCTGAGTCATCAAATTCTTCTCTATACCCGTATATTTCGTCTGGTAAATATGCTTTGAAGTCCAATGAAATCCCGCTGATTTGTAATTGGCTATCCTGTTGAGGTAAATCTGTTCCTCGAACAACTGCTCAACCCTTCCCCTGCCTGGCAATCTTCCAGGCAGTTTTTCCCAAGGGAGTTTCTTATAAGGGCAATCCTTCTTTTCGGCTTCCGCCAGAACTTTGTCGGAATCTTTTGAAATGACAAACCAGTTGTTCTTTTCCTTGTCTAAATAACCTTTTGGAAACCAAGCTTCATAAATCACAATTCCAGTATTCACATTTTCTTCCTTGACTCCCATAGTGCTTCCGTATCCAGCGGGCGTCTGGGAAGAAACGCTTGAAGCACTTATCACATCTTCAACATTATTCCAGCCCTTTTTATTTCCCACTATCCTCAATTCGTCAGCCCCGTATTCGTGCCTTTCTATAAGCGGTATCGTCCTGTAATCGGTGGCATTGACCCTGTAAATCATATTCTGGGGAGGAACCCACTTCACATCGTCTTTCACTTTCTTTACCCAGAGGTCGCCGTATTTCGGCCATTTCAAGCAGTATTCGTTCAACTGCCTTGCGAAATACTTGTCCTTCATCCATAGTTTAAGCTCCTTCTGCATCAGCCACGATGTCCAGTAGGACATACCATTTTCCGCCGTGAGGTAGATATGCTTGGTGTCTATATCCAGCATTTTGGCACAGACATCCACGACGAAATTGACGATATTGTAAAATACCTTTCTGAATCCAAGCTCGTCCCTGTCCCCGTCCCTGAATCTCGAAACAGAAAACAGGTCTATCAGCTCGTAAACATCGCCCATCCTCGGAGCGAATGCTGGATTTTGTTTTAACGAAGTATTCTTGTAAAAATTAACTTCGTTCTTTATTATTTCAAATTTATCAATCATTTCTTTTTTTTCGGCTTTCTTTTCCAGCCCTTCGTAGCATAATAGGCACGAACCTGTTTAGCCGTGTATTTTCTGCCAGAGGGACTTTTGTAACCGCCTTTAACTTTTTTGAACGGCATATTATTTTCTTCCTTTTTTTATTGACGGGTGTCGGCATTTGGAAGTTCGGTTTCTTCCGCCTCCGCCCCTTTTCCAACCTTTTTGGCTTCCGTCTTTTGTTCCGTATTTTGTTCCGTATTTACCTTTTGGCATAATTTTTTGGCATAATTTTTAAATATCGCTTTGAATCAACTTTGGTTTTATTCTTCTTTTTAACGCTTTTAAGATAGTATTTTCTCTTTTTGGCGTTCCGGGGCTCAACCCCCAGACAGCCAACGCCACGGAATCGACGCAGTCGTCGTGGTAGCCCTGCGGCGCTCCGTATTGTATGTTTTTTAAGGGAAGTCCCGTTTTCTCGTTAAGGAACTTGTATTCGAACGCTTCCAGTTCGTCTTTCTGTATTTCTATCGGCATAAGTCGGATATATTTTTCCTCTATCGCCACTATCAGCTTTCCTATCAATTCCTCTTTGCTTCTGCCCGTAAAGGTGAAATCCTCCACGAATAATCCCTCGTTCATCAAATCCTCGTAAATCGGCTTCCCCACCCCCGTGGTGTCCATTATCACCCTTGCGTTGTTGTATCTTGACGCTTTGGCTATTATCTGCTTTTTCTGCAATGGGTAATCACGCTTTTGAAACCTGTCAAAATGAACCTGCTTCTTGGTATTTGCGTCAAACACCGAAATTGCCGTCCAGTCAGTCGTTTCCGCCAAATCAACCCCCATAATGTAATTGTGATTCTCTACTGCGTCAGATTCGCAGTTTTCCGTAATGCTTTCTATTTTTTCCCTCCTGAACACCCTTCCAGCGTCGTCTATAAACTCCGCCAGATATTCCTGATTGAACAATCTCTCAGGCGTTTCTTTTCTCAAAGCTTCCAACGCTTTTTCGGTGTAATGCTTCCCTTCCGCCGAAGTGAAATGGAAAGAGGCATTTTTTTCTTTCAGTATCCTGAACTTGTCTTTGAACCACCCTTCCCCTCTGGGAGTGCCGATATAGTATATTCTTCCCCCTAACGCTGAAATGCTCGGCTTTATATTCTGGTGGTAAATCTTTTTCGGTATCAAAGCCGCTTCGTCGCATATTTCCAAATCTACCCTTTCCCCTAATAATGAAACTGGTTCGCTGGAACTCTTGCATTGTATCCAAATTGATTCCGATATTTTAAGAAGGTATGGTCTTCCGCCCTTTCCTCCCGAAATATACCTGCCGAACTGCCTGTCGTAAGCCAAAAGAAACCGCACCACGTATTCGAAAACCTTCGAAGTAAGCTCGTAACTTGAAGCTACTACCCATATTTTGCAGGAATCGTATTTTCCCTGCTTTATTTCAAACAACCTGTTTAAAAAGAACTCTACTACAATATACCCGCAAACGGCGGATTTTCCCCAACCCCTTCCAGCGCAAATTATAACCTCGTCATTCCTGCATTTCAGGACTTCCGCCTGTCCCTTGTGGGGTAGGAAGTTTATCTTCTTCTGGAGCAGTGTTCGATTTATCATCTGGATTTAATTGTAAGTCGCTCACTTTTTCAAACAAACCGATAACTTTGGCGTCCTGCTTGGGCTTCTTGTTCTTTATTGTGATAATCTGGTCTATCGCCTGCAAACAAGCCCTCTTGTCGCTGTCGTCCAACGCTATCTCGTATAATTTGTTCAGTATTTTGGAATCGTCTATCTGGTCTAACAAGCCCTGCCACCCTTTGCTGTTTGTAACCAATTTCGGCACTCTGGCGGTGGAAGGCGAAAACCCCGCTTCTAACAGAATTTCCCCCATCGTAACTGGGTTCTTGTCCATCATCTTTTGAAGCATTATCTTGAACGCCTTTTTTTGTTTGATTGTCGGTTTGATTGCTTCTTCTTTATTTTTCATAAATTTTTCATATTTTTATTTATATTTCAAATTATATTTCAAATTATATTTCAAACTGCCTGCCAAGGAAACGCCACGTTCCTCCCTTCTCGGCGATTGTTTCCAATAATTCGGCAAACGCCTCTTTCCTCGTCTTACTTCCGCTACGCTTCCAATTCGGTATCCAATACCCTTCTTTCCTTAATTGATTTATAGGGGTTTTTTCAAGATATTCAAGCAGTTGTTCGGATTTGCCCGATTTCTGTTCGCTTTTGATTATTTTCTGTTCGCTTTTGCGATTATAGGACATTCTGCACTTATCCGAACAGAATTTACGTTCTTTTTTGCCTTCTGTTTGTTCCAATGTTTTATTACAATTTAAGCATTTATTCATATATTTTGTCTATTTTGGGAAAAACCTATGGGGGTGATATATATAATAAAACCAAACTTGGAAACCCGAACCTACCCCCCCTATAACGCACATATATCGCACAAATGTCGCACAATATCGATTAACCGACATTGCTTTAACCCTTATAAAATAAGGATTTCTGCCTAATTGTATTATTATTGCGGTTCCTTGTTGTCAAATTGCTATTCTTTGGGTTATTCTTTGGGTTATTCTTTGTCTATATTGGTGCGTGTGTGGGGGATTTACTAGTAAAATAGTTAAATCATTCTTTAATCTTCTTTCTAACCCTTTACCTAACCTTTACTTCTTTTTCCCGCGGATTCTTTTTTTCCCGTTCTTTTCCCCGCCAAATGGATAGTTTAATACCTCTTTGCCCTTTAACAGCCCTTAGAATCAATCCTTGTTCGTTGTTTTTTGCCTCTTTTGCCGAAAACTGCCTCTTTTTGGCCCCGATTTCATATAATATCACATTATTTCTTCTCTTTTGCCGCAGATTTGGATTTCTCTTCTTTCTTCTCTTCTTTTGCCGGTTCTTTCTCTTTCCCGCTGTTCTTTTCGCTGTTTTTCCCGCTATCCTTTTTGCTTTCCGCTTCTTCTTTCTCCACTTCTTGATATTCCGCCCGGAGTTCCCTTTGCTCTTGTAAAAATAAATTGACTATATCAATTATTTGCTGGAAGCTTTGATTTATTTTCCTTTGGAACTTGCTATCCAGTTTCTTCTTTTTGCCGTCGTAGTATTCCTGATTAAACGCCATAAGTTTTTTATAAGTTTTTTATAAGTTTTTATTGTTTTACAATATCTCTTTATCATAAAAAAGCCCTTTTGTCAAGCGTGGATAATTTTTAATATTTTTCCGCCTATTTTTGCCGTTTTGTTTCTTGCCTGTGGATAAACTTTTTTCCCTCTTTTATTGCCCGGGGTTTAAGCCAGCAATAGCAACGCTTCCCGCCATATCTTGTTTTCTTGGTTTATCGCTTGACAGGGGGTTTGATATTTGATAAGATGTAAATAGTAAAGGTCGTTTAATAAGGGAAAGATAAAATAAAAAAATGAAGAAAGAAAAATTAACTGAAGAAGAAGCAAGACAAATGAATACCTGTCCTGCTTGTGGAAAAGAAAAAGAAAAAGGATTGATTGTTTGCTGGGATTGTTTTAAGTATAGAATAAATGCTTTCAAGTATTCTAAACTGGATTTATCCGATTGGTTAGAAGAATTAAACGAAGCTTAGCTGTTGATATTGCCTCTTTTTATCGCAACGGCATAAAAAGAGGCAATAATGAGGGGCTAAACCTTCAAACTTGCCTCTCTCTTCCGCGGACACTGGAATTAAAAAGGTTAACATCTTCACAATTCCATTACGGAGAGAGGGACAAACCTTTCTTTCCCGTTTTCTTTGGGTTATAAGCAAAGCGGGGAGATAAAAATTATGAAAGAAAAAACAAAACCTTATATAACATTAAGAGATAGAGAATGGAAAGGAAAAGAATGGTTTACAAGCTGGAGAAGCCATAAAAATATCCGCAAGTTAACTGATGAAGAAGCCAAGCCATTTTTAGAAGAAGGAACAATACAAGAAGTTATCCCACCAAAATATGATAAAGATATTGTTGGTTCGGATAATGGTAGAATGTTTTGTAAAAAGTGCGGAAGCAGAAAAGGATTTTATATTAAGAAAAGACCTTTTGGAAAAGCGATTGAAATTTTTACTTGTGCTAATTGCGGAATAAGAGAAGTAAAAAACTTATGAAACTATTAAATTACTCTATCTTCTTAAACGCTGTTCTTCTTATTCTCTGGCTCTCCGCTCTTATTTCCCTTTTGCGGGTTCTGGGCCAAGTTTAAGCTAAAAGCCCGCCAGAATGGCTGTAAAGAACGGCTGTAAATCGCTTATAGGAGTGTTTCTATAAGAACTTCTCAAGATATTTAAGGGGTTCTTTTTCTAATACCATTTGTTGGAGATGATATTGCCACCATTGTGTTACATAAATAACTTCTTTTCCATTTTCTATCTTAAATTTTTTTGTGTCTTCTTTTATACCTTCTCCCCAAAATGCTCGGCAAAAATCGTGGGAGAAGATGATATACTCATAAGCTATTGGATAAACCTCAAAATCAAGTCCTGACCTGTCTTTTAGTTTCTGTTGGCTTCTCATTTCATCAAATCCATTCTTTTCTGCTTTTTCTATCGCCTTTTTTAGGATTAGGATTTGCTCGTTTGTCATAGGTTTATTTAAGTTTTGGCTGATTATAACTTCCTCCCATCTAAAATTTTGACTACTAAAAATCCTATTAAAGAAGCGACTTTTTCTATATCTCTTTTTGTTCCTTCCAACTCCCAAATATCTACCTGACTTCTTCATATTTCTTTATTGCCTCATCTAATTTTTGATTCTGCTCTGTTATTGCTTGGTTGTAAGAAACTATCTCACAATCATATTTTCTATCTTCTACTTTTTCTGCGAGTGGAAATTGCCTTTTCATCTTCTTCCCTTTCAGCCTCTTTAATATCTCAATGAATTCCTCTCTATCATTTTGGCGGGTTTGGAGGAGGAATTGTTTAACTTCTTCTTGCCACCAAAGTCCACCACTTATAATTATCTGGCAAAGTTTCTCAAACTCCCTGATTATTTCGCTGTCTTTTTTCATATTTGCCGATTTTCTATTGGTAACTTACCTCTTCGCAAGCGAATAAAATATGTTATTTCTATTGGGCTATCTCTTCTCTCAACTAATTCAATCCTGCGAAAATCTATCTTTTTTTTCTTACTAAAATAATCTTGCCACCGAGAAGCGATATAGGTTTTAAGAAAATCATCAATTATTTTTGCCCTATTTTCGGCAATTTCTCTTGAAAGTTTTAACATTATATTTTCTGCTTCTTTATTTTTTTTCACTTTACATTGACAAGGATTTTTAAGGCAAATTAAACATCTTCCTAAATCATTAAACTTAATTTTTTTCATAATTTTTCTATGGCTTTAATGATGTCTTCTAAATCTGCTAAATGAAACATATCAAAATTATCTCTTTTCTTGAGCCACTTTATTTTCTTATTTATTTTTTCCTCAACCACCCTCTTTATCTCTTCTTTTTGCCAGGCAAGAACCTTTTCTAATAACGGAATATATTTTCTAACTTCTTTCCTATCGCTTTCTTTTTCTTCTTCGGATAATTTCTCATAAGGAGTGTCAATCTGCCTTTGCCACCTTTCGCATAATTTTTTCGGAATTAAATAACCATCTTTCGTCCACTCGGACTTACTAAAAAGATATGCCTGCCATTTTGCCCAGCGGTCGTGCTCTAAATCAGCTCCTTTCTCTATAAACTCTTTTATTATTTTCTCTTTAATTATTTTCTTTTCTTTTGGCATAGTTTTAC